GTCTCCCGGCTACCGGCTATTTACGCACCCCGGGGGGAGGTCAGATCTTCTGGCCGAGCACCTGATGCCGGAACATATTGCTGCCCTCCCTCATGTAGTTGTAGAAGTAGTATGGTCTGTCCAGGTACGGCAGCAGTAAATGATTCAGATCAGGACGGCCGGCCTTGGTCAGTATCTGTTTCATGTAGGCGTCGTCCTCTCCCGGCTGGTAGTTCGGGAAGCGGAACTCCTGCACGAACTCATGGCGGAGTAAGTACTGCCACACCATGCTGAAGTAGTTGTACTGGAATTTGTCTGACCAGAACGGAATCCTCAGGATGTTCAGATCCTCTGCCTTTGCTTTGTCCAGCGCAGCCTTGATCGCGGTGCGTGAGAGCAGCCAGTCGTCCCCGTCCATGAACCAGATGTATTCACCCCGTGCCACATCCAGCGCAGCGTTCCTTGCCGGTCCGCAGCCTTGCGTGGTGCAGTCCATGATCTGGCAGGCAATCCTGCTCTGGCGGATTATGTCCTCGCTGTTGTCCGTGCAGTTGTTCAGCACGAAGATGATCTCGGCAGTGTAGCCGCCCAGGTTCTGGTTGGCCAGGCTCCAGAGCATTGGGTCAAGGTAGCCTTCCAAATTGTAGACCGGGATGATCACGCTCACATCTGGATTGCGTTCGAGCAGTGCCGGCATATTGATTCCCCCTCATTCAGTGTCCGCCGCATAGCGCAGGCCGGAGCGGAGTTGATCACCTCGTCGTAGCTCTGCGTGAACAGGTTGCCGAACACGCCTGTCATCCCGTAGTCCATGCAGCACATCAGGACGTCGCCATTCGGCAGCAGGACGTTGTGGTTCATGTCCTTGCCGGAAGTGATGCACCACAGGTTCCGGGATGGATCGATGTTGATGTGCGGCCTGCCTTCCACGTTGCCTGCCCGGTCGTGCATGAATGTGATCAGGTTGCGCTGCTTCAGGCACGGCACCACTCGCTCATCAATCCGTCCGTGGCAGGAATAGTTGTGGCAGTCCCACGCGGTCAGGACGTCGAGGTATTCTTCCGTGATCTGGAAGTGTGACCGTCCGTCACAGTCCGGCAGATGGATCGTCACCACATCGAAGCGGACATCCTTCAGCCGTTCGTAGTCGTCCATCGTCGCGCCTTGCAGTGTGGTGTACAGCGCGAGCGGTAAGCCTTTGCCGGCGGCGTACAGGATCATGTCGGTGCAGTGAACGTTGACGAACGGCTCGCACATCCCGGAGAAGTCGATCCTTGTTCCGGCTGGTACCTTGTCGATTGCCGCCATGTAGTCGTACAGGTCAAGGTACTTGTTTCCCTTGTAGCCATTGATCAGCATGGCCTGCGGACAGTCCGCGCAATAGATCGGGCAGCCGATGTGTGTTGTGATCTCTAAGCGTCCACTCATTCGCGCACCGTCACCCTTCCGAGCGGATCGACAGTGTATCGGCAGATCCTCGCTCCGTGTTCAATCGCGTGGCAGTTCCGGCAGACAAACTTGAGGTTGTCCCAGTTCAGAGTGACAGAAGGATCAGTGACGTTCTCCGGAGTGATTGCCACCTTGTGGTGGACGATCTCCCCCGGAGTGACCAGACCCTTCTTCAGGCAGTCCTCGCACAGGCCGCCGACCGATTTGAGGTACCCTTCCCGGCAGTGCTGCCATGCCTTTGATTTGTAGAATGTCGCCGCGTATTCCTGCATATCTCCCACCATCACCCGACCCACTAAATGAAAGGAGACCCAGCAACAGCCGGATCTCTTCCCATCTTTTGTAGCTTACAGTAAACCACATTATTAGACTGAACTTCTACTGAACTATTTAATTTTTTTCAGTTCCTGGAACGCATTTGGAATCTGTTTCCAGAGCCACCGCTCAGAGATCCCCATCGTGAACGCCACTTCTTCCCATGTGTACAGGTGGCATTTGTTGTCCTTGTCCACCCTCCACGTCAAGTAATACAACTCCAACATCTGCCGCTGCCTGCTGTTCCGTAGCTTGCTGATCAGCCGGTATGCCTCGGCCTCGCGCTGGAGCATGATTGCGATCTGCTTGCGAATGTCCTGCTCAAGGTCGGCCTTGGCGGACACCCGGTCAGCAAGAGGATCAGCGTCGCCGGACTCCTGCACGTTGATGTCCTTCAGCTGGATGGCGCGAGGCAGCAGGCTCATCTGGAGCTGTTCCAGTTTATCGGTCAGGATCAGGAGCTCGCGCTTCTCCTGCCGGCATTTTTTGAGCAGTGTCTTTGAAGTCAAATCCGTTCTCCTTCCACGCCCTGTTCCTTCGCGGTGAGTGTCGACATAAGGTCGATGCCGGTTTCGTCCAGGCATTTCTGCACGATGTCGTTGTACCCGACCGCCGCGTCATGCCAGAGGATCTGCGTCTCCTTCAGCACCCGGAGTATGCGCTCGTAGCCGAAGCCATAGTGCCGGTGGAGCGCGATGCAGAACGCCGCGTAAATCGTAGGTGCCAGCTCGTCGATCTTCCGGCGGAAGCGTTTCTCCTGTTCGATGTAGCGTCTATCCATCCTTACGCTCCCCGTAACTGCAGAAATCCCACGGATCAAACGGCTGAACATCGTGCATTTTGCAGAATCCGTTACATTCGTTCTTCGCCATTCCGTAGTGCTTGCAATCCCTACACTCTACCAGATCAAACGCCGGTACCGCCTCTACAGCATCATATTCCATGCCGAGTTCTGAATCTTTAATGGCCTGTAAGGCTTCTTCAAGACTTATATACTTCATCTTTCCGTTCTCCATAACTGCAATATGCAATTTCTTCAGGTCGGAGTATTTCAAACTGTCCGCAGTAACTGCCCCATTCTTCCCTGTGAAAAAACGCACAGTCCTTGCACCGCACGACCCTCACGATGTCCGGGTCTTCCGGCTGGGTGTATTGCAGATCATTCATTTCGTCTTGCATCACGCCCTCCTGTTCCATGCCTCAACTGCCTTTGAAACTCTTGAATATGTCCTTGGCAATCGTATCTCGCACCTTTTACATTTCACCGTTCCACGCTTTAATGGGTAGTAGACATTTGCTGTATACTGGCTTCCATGTTCACAGTAAACAGGCGTTGCTTCACCACCGCAGAACGGACACGGCTTAAGTTTCAGTTCGTCTTGCATCTCGCTTTTCTCCCTGTGGATCGGACAGTAGTCAGTATCATAAAAGTCGGAGTAACTGTGCGGGATGTCTGGGCATCTGATATTACTCGGGTGCCGTTCGCACCGGGCATAGCAACCTTTACGAGAGCAGAAGGTCATGTCATCGCTGTACCAGTCATTCATTTCGTCCTGCATGGTATTCCCCCAATTTTTTACCGCAAACCGGGCAGTATTGGATATTCCTTATGTAGTCAAATCCGATGCCACCGTCCCAATCAGCGGAAATATAAAGAGTATCGCCAGATTCCAGACCATATTCATTGCATACGCAGTTGTCATTCATCTCGTCCTGCATCGTCATGCCCTCCTACCCACATACACATCAGGATCAGTGCCGTTATCACGCCGCCGAGAAAGAAGCCGGCGAAGAATTTAATCATGGTTCACCTCCGTATAGGGTTTCGGAAGAGGCATCCAAGCCAGAACGATTTCATCATAGCCAGACCAATGTGGCCTCGGTTCCGGCAGAAAAATCCGAGTTTCCATTGTTACCCATTTGCCGTCCAGACGCTCTGCATACATATTGGCGTGATGATCCCAGAACTCATCCTTCGGCGGTTTTTCGCCCTGAACAATGTCTCTCCCTTTCCATTCCCGGTTAAAAATTGTTACCAGATACACATCCAGTTTCTCCGGCAGTCGTTCCGATGTCGGAATCCAATTACCTACATCTGGAGACTGCGCAAAATCAAATATGCTCATTTGTCTCTCGGCCATTTCCCCTTGCTCCTCTTCACCCCGGGATGCACCAGCTTCTCCTTGTCCCAGAAGTCGCGCTTCTTCCCCTTGATCTCGTCCAGCTTGCGCTTGTACTCGGCGAACCGCTCGCACCGGTCGTGGCAGGCCGGAACACGGTCCGGGCAGTCAAGGCAAGGAGACTCCACCCCGAAGGTGATCTTTAACGAATTGCTCCACTTCATACGCCGGCTGCCTTCCGGTAAACCGATTCCAGGGACTTGATTGCTGCCACGCTCATCTTCAGCGCGAAGTCTTCCGCTCCGGTGCCTTTGTACTTGTCGACTACCTTGTCGAAAGCATGGACAACATCGTCCCAGTATGCGTCATCTGTTCTCACGTCAACGACCTTCGGCTTAAATGCGTACCAGACGTCGATCATGGCTGTATGAAATTTTCTAAGTTCTGCATCGGTCATAATTCACCTCAAAACGGGATCTCCATATCATCTGCCGGAATGAACTCCAGCTGCTTGTCTTCTTCCGCAAAACAAGATGATTCGTAATCTTCTTCAGATTCTCCAACTTCGAAGATTCGTTTTGACTTATCGTTGAAATCCATGTCGAAGCCGTCAAAGTTAACTCTGCCTGTCAATCTGTTTTTTGTGACCTTCAATTTCCGTTTGCCTTTATCATCGGCATTTTTAGTCCGTTCATAAGACATGATCACGCCGGCCAGATTAGTGATCTCCGAAGAACCAAGAACATCGTCGTTTTCATCCGATGCGAATTTTGGATCCGTTTTCTTTTTGTGGGCGATCAGGAGAATCAGCGCATTATACTTCTGAGCCATCTGTGCCAGGCGTTTGCAAATGACCTCCTGTTTTTCAAACTTAGTCCCGTTCGAATCGGCTAAATCAATAGCGGTCATCAGATTGTCGATCAGGACAACACGGCAGCCGAACTGCGTGATGTAAGTTTCAACCACTTCCAGGAAACTCTTCGAAGATTCGCTTATAACCGATGTATCGTAGATATAGGCTTTGTCTTTGTACCACTTCCTGATTTTCTCGATGTTTGGTTCTGACAGCCGGTAGTTCGTATAATCCCCGACTTGCTCTCCGATAATTCTCTTAGCTCCGGCGATCTGGAAGTCCAGCCATTTTTTCACTTCACCTGCCGGCATTTCGCCTGAATAAATGAAGCTGTTATAGCCGTGTTCAAGTGCAGACTTCAGAATCATTGATCCTTCTGTACTTTTGCCTTCGCCGCGTTTCCCGGTCAGAATGTCCAGGTATCCGAACGGAAGGCCGCCGTTGAGCAGTTTGTCTACGTTCCGTATTCCAGTTGGAAGTCGTTCGGCCTGTTTGCTACTGTAAGAAATTTCTGACAGTTCCTTGACCTGATCCAGCATTTCCGGCCTTGCGTTATTGACCGCATCACGGACAGCCTCGATTCCGTACTTCTGGAGCAATTCATTTGCATCCTTGCAGCCACGATAGTCTTCCGGACGGACAGCCAGAATCGGACAATTAAATCTGCTTTTGATGTCCGGAAGCAGCGTCATGGCTCCGCGTTCGTAATCTCCAAAGACGACAATCTCTTTGAAGTTTTTCAGCCACTTCCAGCAGTGCGGCACCCAGGTCATTCCGTTTTTGCCAGTCGGGACCGATACAGCATTGTCGAAGCCGGCCGTCGCAACACTTAATGAATCAATCTGCCCTTCCGTAATGATCAGCCGGTCAAAATTGACACACTGTTTCATTCCGAAGAGAATCGCCCGGCAGTTTGCCTCGCACCATTCCTTGTTTTTGTCCTTCTTCGGATCAAAATCGGTCTTCCGGTACTTGATGAACTCAAGTTCTCCGTTTTCGTTGTAGAACGGGAATACCAGAATGTTGTCTGCATCCTTCTTCGTTGTGATCTCGTACAGTCTCGCAACTTCTTCGCTGATTCCACGCCCGGTCAGATATTTGATTGCAGGATCTGACGATTCTCTTTTTTCTTCCGGAGTCTTAAACCGTCTCCAGCTGTATGCCGGCCGTTCATATTCGCGGACATCTGTCCCAAGGTCGAATCCGAAGTCTTTGTGAAGCGTAAGCATATTTCCGCTGGCACCGCAGGATGCTCTCAGGCACTTGAATTGACCTGTTTTGAGATTGATGCTGAAAGTTGCTTTGTCCTTCCCGTCACCGTTGCAATACGGACACCAGACTGCCGTCAGCTCGTCTCTGTTGCTTTGTCTTGCAGCCTTCAAATTGCGTTCGCTAAAGAATCGTTCTGCATCTGCTCTGTCGAATTTGTAGATACCCATATTCTGTACTCCTCTATCGTCATGCCGTCGTCATCGTCTTCTTCGGCTGGAGCAGTTACCTGCTGCTCCATGCCGTTCAATGTCTCTTCTTCTTTATAAATACTTCTTGGTGTCGATTTCGTTGTCGATTTAGTATGTCGATTCGAACCTTTTGTGCTCTGGTAAACATCCCAATTTTCAATGGTTATAAGGCATTTCCCAGTCTGTCGATTTACCCTGTCGATTCGTATGTGAGGGCACTGTCGGAGAAAACTTCTTACTTTATCCCTCGACCACCGCCAACGCCGTGATAGAGCCAAAAACGAGGTCAAGATTTGTCCTGGAAGTATGTCGATGTCTTTGCCGTCTTCTTTCTCTTTCTCTTTTTTGTATGCTGCATTTAATAGCAGGTCTATCCATGCGTCTCTTTTTGAAAATGGTTCGCTCGACGTCCATATTTGGTCATAAAGAAGATTCCGATGTAGTTTTATCCATCCTTTTCTCGAACTCTCCATTGTTCAATCTTTCTTTCAAATCTCGGTAAAGGATCTCTCTGATGATCGGTCCGGAAGACTCCGCTTTGCAGAAGATCGGGACCAGGTTGTATCTGACCGTCCATGCCGCCAGCGATCCGGAGAACGCCGAAGCGTTAAACCGGCTCCTGTACTTTCCGTTCAGAAGGTTTTCCCATGTGGCGTCCTCTACCAGTAAGTAGATCCTTGCTCCATGATCGGAAGCTCTCTGCATCTCTGCTGCGAAGCGTTTCCGCTCTCTGGTAAAGCACATCGCCAATTCGTCCAGGTTCATCTTCCGTTCGATCACACATTTCGGAAAAATCCGGCTTGTTGTGTCATACAGATCCCCTTCCGGAAGTGTCACGTTGTAGGTATAGTCCCCGTAATCCAGGACGGCCTTCTCGGTCGGCACGCCGAAAGCCTTATACCTCCGGCGCGCCTGATCTGTCTGCTGTTCTCTGGAATCGTGAAGCACCGTCATCGTCTTGAGGATCTGTTCGGCCTCAAACGGGTTCAAAACGGGATCTCCTCCTCTTTTGAAGATTCTGGAACATTGATGAATCCGCTAATATCCTCTGCCTTCTTTTTGTTCAGGAGCCGATCCTGTGGAATCTTGTATTCGCCCTTCCGGATCTCTTCTATGGAAGTCACCCTGGCCACATTAGGAGTCATGCCGGTCATACCGTTGAACTCATACTCGCGATAGTTGAAGATCATGCCGACCAGCTTGTCTTTGAATTTGGTTTCATCCCAGTCGAAGTGGTACCCATCGTTGGAATCTTCCAGAGCGTTTGTGAAAGTCTTGAACCGGCGTTTCGTCCAGGTATCCTTTTCGGTTCCGTCGTCCTTAGGGACACTCAGTGTGTATACCCCGGACCACTTCTTATCCTCGTTGGTGTTCTGGTTGAATTTATCCTCGAAGAAGTTCTTAAATTCGCCTTCTGCAACATCGAAGGCAACCTTCACATACTGGCTGCCGTCGCTGTTATCTTCTGATTTCGCTCCGACGATCCGGCAGACATAGCCGCCTCTCGGAAGCTGCTTGGATTCGGTATAGGCCTGAGTGGTATTGAAGTCTTTAAATTCTTTGATCATTTATTATTACCTCCATATTTTACGGTGTTTCGCCATGTTCGAACCTGGCTTGTCGAGCCTTATCGTATGCCCGTTCAACTATTTCGACTTCGTCTATATAATTGCTGTCATCACCCCACAAATAGAACTTCCCATCATATCCAGCTGGATACGCCGCGAAATAATCGCCATCAATAAGCTGATAATTGAATGGACAAATGTCAGTTCCGTTCATCCCTTCATATGCCGATAAAGCATCTGCATCCCATGAACAATTTCGTTGTGGAATATTAGTAACTATTAAAATTGGATTTTCAGGCTCATACCATCCAAAAAATTCATCTTCTGTATGAACATGAACATTTGCAAATTCATTGATTTTTTCTGCATCTTCTTGAGTCATAAACCCCTTTACTTCGATATATAAATCAAAAGGGGTTTTATGGATTTCTCCTCGTTTCCCGTAGCATTTAACACGGAAATCAGGAAGATACATTTTCCCTGAAGGAAGAAAGAAGCCTTCTGGCTCGTATTCATATTTGACTCCAAGCGCATCAAAGAAAACGGCCCATCTTGCTTCCAGACGGCTGCGAAAACGATAGCCGTTATAGTATGTTTCAATGGGTTTAAGATCTGCCATTAGTATTCCTCCAGTGCTTTCAATACCTCGACCACATCATTCGGGATTTCATCTTGGTCAAATGCTCCGATGGGTGTCTTGACGGTGTTCCGATCTCCTCTGGTATGGAAGATGTACTCCCCGTCCTTGCACTCGGCCAGCAGGACCGTTGTCAGCTTGCTTTCCAGAACGATCTTCTCCAGCTTCCTGCCGTTGGTCCGGATGTGGGTGAACACGATCCCGTTTTCGTCAGACTCCGTGATGGAGTGAGCCAGGATGATCACCGTCAGATCGTCCCGAAGGGACAGGCTCTTGTCGAAGATCTCCCAGACATACTGCGCCAGATCAGTCCACTTCCCGTACCCCTGCACTTTTGCGTTCCGCATCTCTTCGGCGACCATGACCCCGTTGATCGTGTCGATCACAATGGTCTTGATGTGCTTCATGTCGTCCCTGCTGCTGATCATGCCCAGGAATCCGATGATGCTTTCCGGATCGTCAATCGCGATGTAGTTGCTGTGGGCCATGTCGCCCTTCTTGTAAACGTACTGGTTGCGCCACCCCTTCCAGGACAGGCCTTTCTTGTCACAGTCAAAATAGAATGTCGTTTTCGGGTCCAGATTGCGGCAGCTGGTCGTCTTGCCGGAACCGCTCTCCCCCATAATTCCAATTACTTTGCTCATTCTGCACCTCCGTCAGTCATGTACTGGATGTGGTAATCGTGGAAACATTCGGCGTGATGGAAATGTACGCCGTTCTTGGTGTCGATCCGGTAGTACTCCTCGCCCTCGATGATCGGCTCCTCGCAGTCATAGCAGAGCGGATAGCGCGGATCGTTTCTGTAGAACTTGTTGATCATCATTCGTCCAGGCCCTCCAAATAGCAGATTTCTTCCCTGCCGTCTCTGTAGTGGATGTACTTCCAGCCGTCAATGTGGATTTCGTAGTAGTCGCCGTCGCGTCCTTCGATTCCGCGATAGATAGACAACATTGCCCCTTTGGGGATGCCTTCCAGAATTTCAGATCTGATGTGTTTGCAGAATTCTTTGAAAAACTCTTTTGTCATGATATAATCTCCTTGTCCTTAGGAATTTGGCCTGTTCCCAGCAGGTCATTTTTCTTTTTCATAGCTGTAGTGCCACGCTTTCAAAGCCATCCGGCACGGTTCGCAGTAGTGGTACTGCGCGCGTTCCACCGTCTGGCCGTGATTCTGATCGTGGCAGACGAAGAACTCCTCGTACATCGGGTTGACAACGTAGACCTTTTTGCACCGGTCACACATCGCCAGCTTCAAGCCTTTAGACATCGCTCCCTCCTTCCTGGCATTCGTCCTGAATCAGCCGCACGAAGTACCCGATGCCGAACCCCATCGCGAGTACCAGTGCCACAAATCCGAAACTTGTTACAGTAGCCATTGTTTACCTCCTTCCTTTTACAACTTCGACAATTTCCCACTCTGACAGGTTCAGTGCCTCGGCCATGATCCTGATCCGCCCCAGCGTCATGTAGGCCTCCGGATGCGCTGTCCAGTTGTACCATGTGCGCTCCGTGATCCCGAACAGCTTCGCCATGTCCTTTGGCTTTAGGCCGTGATCCTGTACAAGACGCTGGATGCTTCTGCTCCTCATGTACCCTCCTTTACGACCATGAAATCGTTCGGTTCCTTGCCGATGGCGATGTAGATCTTCATATATTCATCTGCAAGCATGACCCGATTTTGCATGAGCATCGCGCACAAAGCGCATTGAGTAATCCCTGTTTTTTTGCTGATAACCGACTGCTTGATTCCCATTTCATTGATGTAATCCGCGATTCGTTTCTGGGCAGATGAACAACGTTTTTTTACCCTCTTTTTCCCCTTTAGTGGACTCGGCTTAGTAGAAAATCCGTTCAGCCGTCTGATCTTTTGCATACCCGGATCAACAGAGTTGTATCCGAAACGTTCATCGTATGTCTTCAGTTCGATCATCAGTGCTCTTTCGTCATCGAAATCCCCTTCGCGTAAGTATTCGAAAACAAAAGCGTTCTCTCCGTACCTGTCAAAATCTTCCTGTAATGGCTTATTGGAATGTCGATGTGAACGAAGGTTAGACAGATGACTTTTGTGCCTTACGTTACGATTGCCGCAGCCAACATACTTTTTGTTGTTTACTGTGTTTGTAATTACATAAATGCTTTGACAGAGACCCATTATTCCTCCTTCATAAGGTCGTAGATTGAAACACCAAGTATCTCAGCGACTGCCAAGACCTTATCGACGCTGGGTCTGTTCCTGTCCCATTTGCAAATGCTTCCATGCGAGACAGAAATGCGATCCTCAAGCGAATTGATAGATATTTTCTGCTTTTCAGCTGCTTCTTTGATGTTTTTGTATATCATCGCTGACTCCTTTCTTAAGATTTGATTCTGTAAATATCGCAACTCCGTTGACGAACTTCTGAAAATATTCTATAATCCTTGTTACCACACAAAAATTGCATATATCAGTAGCCGCCTTTTGAATTTATTGCGATATTTTCAGAACCCTAATGAAATTATAAGCGATATTTTCAGAATGTCAACTATGATTTTGCGATTTTTTCAGAACTTGGAGGAAGGTATGGAGTCTCTGAAAGAACGCATCAAGGAATTATGCAAAGAAAAGGGAATATCGCTTAATAAGTTGGAAGCCGATTGTGGTGTCGCGAAGGGATACATCAGTAAGTTAGACAAAAGCAGTCCAAGCGTAGCGACTATCCAGCGCATTGCCGATTATCTTGGCGTTTCACTCGATTATTTAATAAAAGGTGAATACTATTCGAACCCGGAAACAGCGCAAGCAGCGCAAGAGGCTTTCGACAAATACAGGATTCTATTTGATGCCGCAGAAGGTTCTCGTCCGGAAGATATACGCTTTGTTGTGGATTTCCTAAACCGGCTCAAAGAAACAAATCCAGATGGGTAATTTTTTGGACAGGTAAATTAATACACTGATTCCGGGAGGTGAAAGAAATGACCGACAACATTTATCACTACGTTGTCCCACTCCCGGAAGGGACGAACGAAGCAGTTAGACCGTGCATTGACGGTTACACGATTTATACATCAGATAGGCTTGACCGCGAAGGAACCGAAAAAGCAATCAGACATGCGCTTGGAC